CCCAACTGGGGCGTGTCGGTGCGACCGGAGGTGCTGGGATCGCTGCAGGCCAAAGCCATGCAGTTACCCAGCGCCATGAACAACTTCAAGACCAAGCACTTAAACGAGTGGGTCAACGCCGATACCGCCTGGATGGATATGCGGTCGTGGGATGCGTGTGCGAACCCCGACCTAGACATTGAATCCTTTGTGGGTCAACCCTGCTGGATTGGTCTGGATCTGGCCAGCAAGACGGACATTGCAGCGCTTGTGATGGTGTTTCAGCACCCGGAGATTGCCGATGCCTATGCTGTGTTTGGTAAGTATTACTTGCCTGAGGATACGGTGAACGCTGCCGGCAACAGTCAGTATTCGGGCTGGATGCATACCGGGCGCTTAACGGTGACGCCTGGCAACGTGATTGATTTCAGTTGGATCGAGGCAGACCTCTCTGATCTTGTTTCAAGATTTGCAGTGCAGGCCGTGGCCTTTGATCCCTTTCAGGCGACGCAGTTATCTACCAGGATGCTGAGCGAGGGACTGCCAATGATTGAGCTGCGCCCGACTGTATTGAATTTTTCTGAACCCATGAAAACTCTGGAAGCCCTCGTGCTCCAGAAGAAACTCATCCACGATGGTGACCCGGTGCTTGGCTGGATGGCCAGCAACGTTGTGGCCCACCTGGATGCCAAAGACAATATTTATCCACGAAAGGAGCGAGCGGAAAACAAAATCGACGGCATCGTGGCACTGATCATGGCGCTTTCGCGCGCGATCAAACCGGGAGACTCGGTGGTGCTGGGTGCGGACTACGAATTGTTGATGCTCTGATTTGATGGGGATACTCAGTTTTTTTGATCGCTTCCGAGCCTCAAGCGGTGACAGGTCGCCCTGGGGGGACTTCTTTTTTGAACCCCTCTCAGCCCGTGGCAGCAGTGGTATGCGTGTCTCACCCGACAGCGCGCTTCGCTTAGCGGCCGTTTATGCCTGCGTGCGCGTGCTATCGGAGACCATGGCCTCTTTGCCGCTGGTCGTCTACCGCGCGCGCCCCGATGGTGGCAAGGACCGCGTGACCGATCACTGGCTCTACCGTCTGCTCGCCAAGCGCCCGAACAGGTTTCAAAACCCGTTCGAGTGGCGTGAAATGCTGCAAGGACACTTAGCGCTGCGAGGTAACGCCTACAACCAGATCATCACCAACCCGCGCGGCGAGGTAACTGAGTTGATGCCGTTGCACCCAGATCGGGTGAGGCTCGAGTTGCTGCCGAGCGGCGAGTTTCGTTATCGGTTCACTGATCGGTTTGGTTGCGAAAATATCCTGTCACGTGGTCAGGTCTGGCACCTGCGAGGACTCTCCTCTGACGGGCTCATGGGGCTAAGCCCGATCGATTTGGCGCGAGAGAGTCTTGGTATGGCGCTCGCCGCCCAAGACTATGGTGCGCGGTTCTTTGCCAATGATGCCAAACCTACCGGTGGTTGGATTGAGTTTCCGGGATCCTTTAAGGACAACGAAGCGAAGAAAGTATTTCGTGAGTCGTACCAGCAAGCCCAGTCAGGTGCGAACCGAGGCAAAGTGCTCGTGCTGGAAAACGGCATGAAGTTTCACGAGGTGGGCGTGACAAACAAAGATGCTCAGTTTCTTGAGCTTCGAAAGTTTCAGATTACAGATATTGCCAGGCTCTTTCGGGTGCCGCCGCACATGATTGCGGATCTGGACCGAGCGACGTTTTCTAACATCGAGCAGCAAAGTCTTGAGTTTGTCATGCACACCATGACACCCTGGGCTGAGCGTTGGGAGGCATCGATCGAATCCGAGTTGTTACTTGAGGGCGACGAGTTGGAGGTCGAATTTGATTTTGCAAATTTGATGCGAGGCGATGCAGCCAGTCGTGCCGCGTACTACCAAAGCGGTATCCAAAACGGCTGGCTCACACGCAATGAAGCCCGCATAGCTGAAAACTTAAATCCACTTGAGGGCTTGGATGAACCGCTGCGCCCTTTGAACATGGTTGAAGAAGGTGATGCGGTGACGCAAACAACCGCACCTGGCGCCGATCAATCAAACACGATGGAACCAAATAATGAAGACTGAGTTACTGATCGCAGAGTTTCTGTCTACCCCTTGGGCGCTGATGCCTGAGCGCTTGAACGCAGTCTCTGCTGTGATGGCGCGCTGGTCGAGTCATGCACCTGCTTCGAACGAGGTGCTCGCCGGTATAGATGTCGATAAAGTCGCCCGAGAGGCTCGCCGCCAGACCGCAACTTCAGTCTCGGGCGGCGGAATCGCGGTCTTACCCCTGTACGGTGTGATCACCCAGCGCGGCAACATGATCGAAGATGTGTCCGGCCCGGGGAGCGTCAGCACGCAGAAGTTTGCGGCCGCCTTGCGTCAAGCATTGGCTGATGAATCGGTGAGCCAGATCCTGATCGACATAGACAGCCCAGGCGGCAGCGTCTACGGTGTTGCAGAACTTGCCGATGAGATCGTGGCCGCGCGTGCACAGAAACCGATCATTGCAATTGCAAATAGTCTCGCGGCCTCTGCCGCCTACTGGATCGGCTGCTCAGCGTCTGAGTTTTATGTGACACCGGGTGGTGAGGTGGGATCAATCGGCGTCTGGCAAGCTCACTTTGATTACTCGCAGGCACTCGCCGCGGAAGGTGTCACTCCAACACTGATTTCGGCGGGCACCTACAAAGTGGAAGGTAATCCTTACGCACCGCTTGATCCTGAGGCGCAAGCCTTCATGCAGTCGCGAGTGGATGATTATTTTCTCGCCTTCTCAAAAGCTGTTGCCAAAGGACGGGGCGTACCAATCGCTCAAGTGCGCAACGGCATGGGTCAGGGGCGAGTGTTGGGTGCAGACGCTGCACTCGAACAGAATATGGTCGATGGGATCGTGACGTTAGACGAGGCGATCCGAAAAATGCTGCTTAAGGCAAGATCACAGGCAAAGACAAAAGGCTCAAAGGTTGGCCTAGCAGCGCAACGCCTTATACTCGCAGAAATGTAACCGAGATCAATGAGAAATTGAATGCGGATGCTTGTGTGAATCTGACATATTTTGTCTCTGGACGGGCGAATGCCTAAATCTCAGAATTAGTCCAAACGTCAGCACTCAAGTGAGTTACGCTGAATTTTACTTTACAGAGATTCCTGCTAAAGCCAAGTTGGCTTCTGAAGTTATAAATAGACATCTGTGTGGTGTTTGCAGCACAATATTTTCACGTATCCGAGAGAGGTAAGAAAAATGGCACTCTATGACTTCACAAAGGATTCGATGGTTGAGATTCTAACAACCACATATGCATCACTCGGACTTAAGGAGCGGGATGACGTTCAGCGCATTTTGCGTGAACATATTGATGTTATTTCACCTAACACTTTGATACTGGAAGAAGAGTTCGGGCAGTGGGAAGAATCTAGACGCCGGATTGATTTGCTAGGATTAGACCCTGACGGCTGCCTCGTTGTTATTGAACTTAAGCGTACAGACGACGGCGGGCACATGGAATTGCAAGCGCTTCGATATGCCGCGATGGTTTCAACGATGACATTTGACCAGGCGGTCGACGCGCATCGAAAATATCGAGAGTCACGGGGATTGCCTTCGGATGACGCGGAACTTAGCATTCGCAAACATTTGGATGTGGAGGAAGGACCGGTAGTTTTTAGTAACCGGGTAAGACTTATTCTGGCTTCAGCAGACTTCTCAAGAGAGATCACATCGACAGTCCTTTGGCTCAATGCGCAGGGGCTAGATATCATTTGCATCAGAATGCGGCCCTATGCCTTTCAGGGTCGCGTACTACTAGATGTGCATCAGGTCATTCCCCTGCCAGAGGCCGCAGCATTCCAGGTGGCCATTCGGGAAAAGAATTTGGTTAGAGATGCAGTAGATGCGGGTGGTCGAAATTTAACGCGGTATCTTGTACAGACCCCAGATGGTGAGGTAATTCCTAACCTCCCAAAGCGTCATTTAATTTATCAGGTCGTCAGGGAGGCCATCCGATTAGGGGTAAGTCCGCAAGACATCGTAGGCGCCGTACCCTGGCGAGAATCTAGTATGTTCATCTCTGCTTCCGGAAATCTCAAAGGTGATCAGCTCATGACTGCTGTGTCGGGCAAAGATAGAAGGAGGTATTTTTCTAATGACGATGAAGTGTTTCATGTTTCGGGCAAGACCTACGCACTGACTAACCAATGGGGCACTAGAACTGAGGAGGCTGTGAATAACATTCTCAAACTAGGACCTCAAGACCATCGCATTACTTACGAGGCGATAACCTAGCTGATTACAGATTCCCCACAGCAACACTTGTATTCCTTTCCGCAATACCAATTTACCCGCCTTGTGCGGGTTTTTCTTTTTGGAGATTCAAAAATGAGTAAACAACTCCGCGAGCATCAGGCCCGCAAAACTGCGCTCGTCAAAGAGGCTCGCGCGTTGACTGACTTGGTCGCATCCCAAGATCGCGACATGACCGATGACGAGGTCACGGCCTTCGAAGCCTTGCGTACCCGCATCGACTCGGCATCCACCGCAATTGACCGTGAAGCTGCGCTAATTGCGGACGAGTCACGCATCGGTCTGACAACACTCGCCGGGCCAAGCGTTACTGATAACCGACAAGCCGATCCGTTGCATGGCTTTCGCACCATGGGTGAGTTCGTGCAGGCTGTCTTTCAGGCAGAAAAGCCCGGTAAGAATATCGACGAGCGTTTGCTCATTGGCGGCGGTCGTAATGCCGCAGCCCCTGGTACCTTCAGCAACGAGGCAGCCGGACAGGATGGTGGATTTCTTGTCCCACCTCAATTTTCACAAGAGATCTTTAAGCTCTCGCTCGGTGAGGACTCGCTGCTACCACTGACCGACAACGTCGAGATCTCGGGTAACAGCATGGCGTTCCCCAAGGACGAAACCACCCCTTGGGGCACCAACGGCATTCGCGCCTACTGGCAGGGTGAGGCGGCCACGGCCGTCGCTACCAAACCAGTGCTGGGTCTTGCCACCTTGCGTCTCAAAAA